GGGCAGGGCTACAAGGAATCGGCGCTGGAGAGGGTCGTGTCCCAGTCGGACCTGATCGGGCACGAGTGGGTCGGGCGGGTGATGCACTGGCGGGTCGTGGACCCGGATTAGGAGGCGGAATGACTAAGCACGGAACCTGGAAGGACTATCAGCGCTGGGACGCCGACCGGCGCGAGCGCTTCGGTTCGGCTATGCACGGGACTTATCGAAGCCACGTCGATGGCGATACCGTGGCGTGGTGGTGCCCGCTTACCGGTCAGAGCATGATCCGGGAGCTGTCGTGACCGGACTGATGCTGACCGATGACGAAGCCGTGCTGGTGCGCGCCTGCGTGCAGACGGTCGTCGCGATGCTGTTGGAGGCCGATCCGGAGCCGCTCGGGCCGGCGTTGACGGAGCGCGCGGAGGAACTGTTTCTGTTGGCGAGGAGGTTGGTTTGATACGAGTATATAGGCTAATCGCAATGAATACGGCGTGCGTAGCCTCCATAACAGGTGCTTGTTTCCTGTCACCCTATGATAAGCCTGGCTGGGGATGGCTGATAGTGCTCGCTTTTCTGACAGCGACTGTGAGTACGAATGGGGGCGCCGAATGAGACCCATCCAGAACATCGCCCAGCACGTCCGCGCAATGGTCGCCGAGCGTGACCTGTGTCTTCGGGACGTAATCCCAGACGACTACCCGGCGTGGCCCGCCAGCCTCGTCGCCAAGGCGCGCGATATCGACCGCGACCGTGCAGCAGCGATTACCCACCAGCTCGCGGAACTGCGGGACGTGATGATCGAACTGGGATTGCTTACTCCCGATGAGGCGGCGGTTATCCGGGGAAGGTGGGGCAGGAATGACTGACCGCTTTGACATCTTGAACCGTGCAGGTGGTAGGTAATAGGAGAAGGGCACGTGATTGCGCGTTTGACTAATCGGCTCCTTGAAAACCTAAACCGGAAGCCGTACCGCGATGCGTATGTGGGAGAGCATGTGCGTACTGGTATCTCATACCAAATTCGCGCAATGCGCGACCTACGAGGGTGGTCGCAAAAAAAGCTGGCAGAGGTGCTGAAGAAACCACAGAGCGTTGTCTCTCAGTTGGAAGACCCCGACTATGGTAAGCCGAGCGTCCAGACATTGCTTGAGATCGCGTCGGCTTTCGATGTTGCTCTAATCATTCAGTTCGTGGATTTTCCAGAGTTTATGAAGCGAACGAGAGATACCTCTCCTGACGTACTAGCTGCGGAAAGCTTTGAGGCGCAGTACGGCCAAATCAGAACTGATCATCCGACGGACCAACTCAACATGGACTCGGCGCGAGATGCGCTGGAGGCTGCCAAGCAGTAATTAGGACAGCCAATCGAGTCTACCTGGGACACTTTCAGCAGAATTAGGACAGCACCAAAGATGAGGCGCGAATGACCGACCGTTTTGCTATCCTGAACCGTGCCGCCGAAGCCGCTCGCGACCGCGCGGGCACCTACGGCAAGCCAGAGGACAACGCCCGCCGAATCGCCGCTCTGTGGAATGCCTACCTCGAAAACCGCACGATCACGCCGGTCGATGTGGGGATCATGATGGCATTGCTGAAGGTGGCGCGGTTGGCGGAGTGCCCGCATCTGGATGGCTTCGTGGACGGCGCCGGGTACTTCGCCTACGCCGGAGAGGTGGCGGATCAGCATGAGTGAGCATCACTGGTCCGGTTGGCCCGGAGCGATTTGCCTGAAGTGTGGAGCTGCGGACCCGATCGAGGAAGCCTTGGCGGATGGTCGGGAGTTGGCTGAGCAGTTGTGGCTGGGGGACGGGGGGACCGACCCAGTGCAGTGTCCGGTAAAAGGTAAGCTGGTTTGGCGGGGCGATCGTTGGTGCCTGGAACCTGAATGACCGACCCCGAAATCACCTTCAACGCCAACCCGACCCAGAAAGCCTTCATCAACTCGCGGGCCGAGGCCGACCTGTTCTCCTCCCGCAAGGGCGAGGGCAAGTCCACCGCGCTCTGCTGGGCGTGCTGGTACCACACCCGGAACAATCCCGGCGCGCAATGGGCGATCATTCGCGACACCTGGACGAACCTGCGCCGGACGACCCTCGCCGAGTTCTTCCGGTGGTTTCCGGCCGGCGTGTGGGGCACGTGGCACGAGCAGAACCGGGAGTTCACCTGGAATCCGCACCTGATGGGGCCGGGTAGCCGGGTCACCTTCCTCGGCCTGGACGACAAGACGGACGCCGCCAAGGTCGCGTCGATGCCGCTCGGCGGCGTGGGACTGGACGAGCCCTGCCCGGCGGCATCCGAAGGCCTCGGTATCGACGATTTCGTCTTCACGACTGCGATGGGCCAGCTCCGGCAACCGGGCATGCGCTGGTACGCGGCCAAGATCGCGCAGAACAACTCCGACGAGACCCACTGGACCTACCGCCGGTTCGTGGACCCCGGCACCGGCCCGCACGGTGGCGCGCTACTCCCCCTCCAGGAACCCGGTTTCCGCCTCTGGCAACCCGTCTACGCCGAGAACACCGCGAACCTGAAGCCCGGCTACTACGAGGCGATGCGCCGTGAATGGGCCGATCGGCCCGACCTCGTGAGCCGGTTCGTGGACGGCAAGATCACCAACCAGCTCATCGGCCGCCCCGTCACGCCTGAGTGGGACGACAACGTTCACCTCGCCCGAGAGCTGGTCCCCGTCCGCGGTACCGACCTGATCCTCTGTTGGGACTGGGGAAATTGTTACGATGACCAAACCGAGGTATTGACGGAGACCGGATGGAAGTACTTCGGGGAGCTGGAGCGGGGAGAGCGTGTCGCCACCTTGAACCGAGAAACCGGTCTGGTCGAGTACCAGTGCCCCCAGCGCCTTGTTCGCCGTCCCTACACCGGGCCAATGATCAGTTACAGCGATCGAGCAATCGATTTCTGCGTGACGCCGGAGCACGGAGTCCCCGTCGAGCGTGATATCAACGGGAACTGGAGAACGGAGAAAGTCACAGCAGAGTGGCTGTATTCCCGAAAAAGGCACCATTGCCGGCTCCCGCTGGCAGGCAAGTGGGAAGGCGAGCCCGGAAATCCTCTCGATATGGACGATCTCGTGTTTGCTGCCCTTATAGGCTGGATCGTGGCCGAGGGTTCGATCGGTAGTACCGGCATAACGATTTACCAAGAAAAGGAGAGCCCGCTGGAAGGCTTGCTGGCAGAGACGGGAATGCGCTGGACACCAATCCGCGCCTACGGAAAGGCGGCGGGGTGGAGGACTTCCGATCGGCGTCTGCGTGAGTACTTGCGGGACTTGGGGACGCAGGACGTGCGCCGCATACCGAGGGCTGTCTTTCGTCTTCCTCCTGCGGCGCTCCGTGCCTTCCTGGACGCCTACATCGCTGGGGACGGACACCGCCGCCGGAACGAGATTACTGCCTATACCGTATCGCCCGGATTGGCTGACGACCTTCAGGAACTCGCGATAAAGATCGGCCTCAACGCGAGGGTGCGGAAGCGTGCACCGGCGAAATCGCGCTTGGCCGATGGTCGGGTAATATCATCCGGGCCCGGCTATGACGTTTCGTTCCGGGTGTCGCGGCACGCCTATATGCAGGGCCAGTTTCACCGGCTCCACTACACGGGTGAGATTTTCTGCGCTACAGTACCCAACGGGACACTCTGGGTGCGCCGGGGCGGCCGTGTACACTTAAATGGCAACACGCCAGCCTGCGCCATCACCCAGCTCACCCCTCTCGGCCACTGGCTGATCCTCGAAACCCACGTCGGCGTCGATGTTGGCGTGTACGAACTGATCACCGATCAGATCAAACCGGCGCTACGCGACCGGTACCGCCGCTTCAAGTGGTGGCATACCGGAGACCCGTCCGGAGCCCGCAAGGAACAGTCCTCAGTGGACCAGTCGGCCGTCCGCGTCGTCAAGAAGGAACTCGGCGGCGTCTGGAGGCCCGGACCCCAAGACCCGATGGACGGCGTGCCGGCGCTCCGCTCGGTCATGCGCTCGATCGGCCGCGTGAAGGTGGACCGGACCCGCGCCAAGGAGGCTTGGTGGGCGCTCCGGGGCGGATGGCACTTCCACATCGCGCGGAGCGGTGTCGCCGGTGGCCGCCCGGTCAAGGACGTGCACAGCCACATCGGCGATGCCCTTGCGCACGGCGCCGCCGTCATCTTTCCGCTCGGGACGCTCCGCGAGCGTAAATCCGCAACCCCACCGAAGGAGGCTTCTTGGTGATCCAGGCGATAAGTGAATCCCGTAAAAACCGCAAAGCGTCCCGCGAGCGTGGGGCTCGTTACTACTGGGGAATACCCTGTTCCAAAGGACACGACACCGAACGAACGCGCCGCTATACCAAGAGCGGAAATTGTGTGGAATGTACCCGTAAACATCGGCGGAAGAAGCCTGAGGCTCTGATCGACGGCGGCGGCTACTATCTTGACCAGCAAGCGCCCCGCGCATACCCTGTAGGCCCGCAACCGGAGTAACCCAGTGGCCCAAATCCTTCCGTCCGGATCGACGCAATCTTCCTTGTCCGACGCACCCGGACAGTCGGTGAAAGCCATCACGCCGAGCGACAGCACCGACTTCACCGGCAACCCTTACCGCGCCCTCTATATCGGCGAGGCCGGCGACGTGGCGGTGGTCGCTATCGAAGATGCCTCGAACGAACCACAGACCTTCGTCGCCGTCCCGGCCGGGCAAATCCTGCCCATCTGCGTCAAGAGGGTCATGGCGACGAACACAACGGCCGGCTCGATCCTCGGAATCCGATAAGTGGCGAAGCCCACCGACGACGAAATCCTGGCGACCCTCAACAGTTACCGAACCGAGGCCGAGAAGGCCCGAATCGGCGGCTTCGAGGACCGCGAGGCTCAGTGGAAGTCCAACAAGGACATCTACTGGGCGCGCTACGATTTCGCGGGCAAGGCCAAGTTTCAGTCGAAAATCCCGCTTCCGCACGGCGCGATGTTCGTGGATCGGTGGGCCGCCGCCTGCAACTCCGCCCTGATGCTGCCCGGCGAGTGGTACATGATCGAGGCGCGGGGCGATCCGAACAAGCAACTCGAAGTCCCCTTCCGCCGCTTCCTTGATTACTGGCTCTCCCGCTGCTCGCTGACCCCGACCGGCCAGACCGCCGGTTTCGGCCACTTCTTCGAGGCGCAGCTCAAGCTCGGCGCGATGATGGCCGGCTGCGCGACCGTCACTTGGGACGAGCGCCGGAAGCGGGTCGCCGTCGAGACTGTCGATCCGACCGAGGTGCTGCTCGACGCGACCGGTCGTGGCATGTACCGCATCCGCCGCCAGACCCGCGACTGGTACGAGTTCTGGCAGGAGGTCCAGCAGAATCCGAAGCTCTGGAACCTGAAGGCGATCGAGGAACTGAAGGCCTACCACGATCAGGCTATGGTCACGGAGCGGGAGCGGCTGGTCAGCCACGGGACCGAACCCGGCCTCATGCGCAAACCGATCACGCTCGATTATTACTACTGCTGGATCATCGACAGCACCGGCAAGGCTACGAACCCGGAGAAGCAGCTCGCCGTCATCGGCAATGAGCGCTTCCTGGTACGCCGGCCCGAACCGAACCCGTACTGGCACGGTGACGATTGGCTCGTCTACTGCCCCTACATCGCTGTCCCGC